CTCCTTTCGAGAATAGGTATGATCCGCTAACCGGCCCGCGTGGAGAATTTGAAGACGTGGTGGATATCCAGCTACGTATTAACAATACAATCTTTCACAGGCTTGTGGCGGAACAGTTTGGTTCATTCCGTCAGAAGGCGATTCTTGATTACGTGCTAGAGCGCGACGTGAATGGTGATCCTATTCCTCCTGAGTTGCGCAACGATCCCGGTACGGCTTGGATTTTTGAACCTGGCGAAGATGGTAATAGGCCAACCCTATTCGAATTCAGCCAGACTAGCACGGCGGATATCATTTCTGCCTCTGCCGCCGACGTTCGTGATCTTGCTTCTATTTCGCGTACTCCTCCTCACTATCTTTTGACAGGAATGGTTAACGTCACAGGTGATGCCTTGAAGGCTGCCGAAACTGGCCTAATCATGAAGGTGAAGAGGGAGCACATTCCGGAAGCTAGCGGCGGCTGGGAAAGCACAATGGCAAAGGCAGCTATGCTTGCGAATGACCCAACTGATTTCACAAATGCCGAAACCCTTTGGGCCGATCCTGAATCGCGTACATTGGGTGAGCTTGCCGATGCCGCGCTAAAGAAGAAGACTGCTGGCGTAACGTGGCGTCAGGTAATGCAGGATTTGGGTTACACTCCTGACGCTATCGACCGTATGGAAAGTGAGCGAGTGCAGGACGCTCTGACTGCATCGCTTATGGCACCCACACAGCCCACAGGAGGCGCAGTGACGGCACAGAATAACCCAGGCCAGCCAGGAAGCCAGGTTGGTAACCCGTGAGCGTAGAGAGCATCCTAGCGGCGCACACAGCACAGCGGGAAGCTCTAGCCACGCGGATTTTGAAGCTACTAGAACACGAATGGTCCTCACTAGGTTCGTGGGATTCCGCCGACGTAGAAGGTTTCATGCGGCGCGTGATTCCCATTGTGACTGGTGGGCAAGCGATGACAGCGAGGATGGTTGACGTTTATATCTCCCAGATTCTGACAGAAATGACAGGAGAAACGGTTAATACCGTGGGATTGCGTACACCTGAGTTGAAGGATTTGCGCGGCGTTCCGCTTGACGAAGTGTACCGCCGACCTTTCGTGGAAATGTGGACAAGCCTAAAGAATGGTGCTCTTTTCGAAGACGCATACCAGGCTGGTTTAAACCGCGTGGCTGAGCTTGCCGACGATGATCTATCCCTGGCGTATCGAAAGGCTTCTACTCTAGCTTTCGAAAAGCAACCAAGGGTAAAGGGATATCGTCGGGTAGTGCGGCCCGAAATGAGTAAGGGTGGAACTTGCCCGCTGTGTCATTTGGCGAGTGAGAATAAGTATCATAAGTCTGATCTTCTCCCCATTCACACGCATTGCCGTTGTGCGGTTATGCCGATTGTGGGAGCTAACGATCCTGCCTCACGTTTAAACGCTGAGGATTTGGGATCACTGCCGACACCTACGGAAAAGCCTGTCACTAGAATTCATGGTGAGCTAGGGCCGATTCTACAGGTTTCCGGCGAACATTTCACAACAGAAGCGCAGGTCGCTTAAATCTCCCAGGAGGAAATAAATGGCTGAGGAAGTCGACACACAGGAAGTTACGGAATCTCAGGAAGAGACTAAGACTGAAAGTGTGAAGCAGGGCAAGACCTTTGACGAGAATTACGTTAAGGAATTGCGACGTGAGAGTGCAGGATATCGCTCTAGTCTACGTCAGGCAGAGCAGGAAAGGGATGCGGCATTGGCTGAACTTGAAGAGGCACGCGGAGGAAGTAAGGAAGTTTCTGGCCGCGTCGAATCTCTAGAATCCGAGAATGCGCGTCTTAGGGTTGCACTCGAAAAGGGTTTGCCCGCCGATTTGGTTCCTCGGCTGGTAGGGACAACAGCAGAAGAATTGGCCGCCGATGCTGATTCTTTGCTAGCCCTAATTGGTCCCGAGCGTAAGGGAATTCACGATCAGGGACCACGACAGAAGATCGAAGCACCAGACCTTGATACGCAAATTGTAGAAGCGGAAAGGGCTGGAAATTGGCCACTTGCCAGGACGCTAAAGTCTCAGAAGGCGTATCGTCTGGCTAATCAAACATAAGGAGATTTAAATGGCCGGTATTGCCGGAACAGTAACCACATTCAATGCACCGAATTACGTCGGTGAACTATTCAACGTTTCTCCTACTGACACTCCATTTCTTAGCGCAATCGGAGGACTCACAGGAGGAGAATCCGTTAACTCCGTAATCTTCACATGGGAGACAACGGACCTTCGCACCGCTGATAATACACGTCAGCGTCTAGAAGGTGCTAACGCTCCTGCGGCTGAAGGTCGTACTCGCGCGCCAGCATATCAGGTGCTAGAAGTTCACCAGGAAGCCGTAGCCATTTCCTACACTAAGCTTGCTGCCTCTGGACAGTACGCGGGAACTGGCGCACCTGCCGCAACTAACACAAGTTCACTAGATGAGGTTAACCGCATTAACGAACTTGATTTCCAGGTGAATGCGCACCTAAAGCAGATTGCGCGCGACCTAGAGAAGCAGTTCCTTGTCGGTACATTCGCGCACCCAACGGATAACACTGCGCCACGTAAGACACGCGGTTTGCTTTCTGCTATCACTACTAACGTAAACGCTCTGACTGCCACAACGCTAACAGCTAAGCTGATTAATGACATGGCGCAGACAATTTACGACAATGGTGGTCTAATGGAAGGTGAGACACGTACTCTTATCGTACCTTCCGTTCAGAAGCGTAACCTTACTACTCTGTTCGTAACTAACAAGGGATTCGCTGAGCCAACCCGTAACGTCGGTGGTGTAGACCTACAGCAGATTTACACCGATTTCGGATCGTTCAACGTTATGGTTGACCGCTACATGCCAGCCGACACAATTGCTTTCGTTTCGCTGGAAGAGTGCTCTCCTGTATTCCTTAACATTCCTGGTAAGGGATTCCTGTTCGTTGAGCCTCTAGCTAAGACTGGTTCTGCTGAAAACTACCAGATTTACGGCGAGATTGGCCTAAAGTACGGTAACGAACTAAAGCACGGTAAGATCACTGGTCTTAACACTGTAGCACTCTGATTGAAGGGAATACTATGGCTGACGAAGTAACTCTAGAGAATCTTCGTGATCCTAATTATGTGATGCCGATGAATCTCGCGGCACCGCAGGATCGTGGAGAGCCAGCACCTCAGGCTAATCCAGCACCAGGGCCGGGTAATGAGACTGAGCCACGTACCGATCTAAAGGAATTCTATGTGGCTCCTGCCGATCCGTTTAATGAGGATGGAAGCCCCGTCGAGGGTGTATCTGAGCCTAAGCCGGTAAAGGCACCTGCTAGCAAGGCTGGCGGAACCGACGTAAAGAAGTGAGGTAACGCACCGTGACGCTATTTACTGTAGATGATCTAGCGACTCTCGCCGGAATGGAAGTATCAGATGAGCGTTACGGTGCGGTTTACCGTACTGTTTTGGGATTGGTCCGTGAAGCATACGGGGCCGATCCTGAGGCAGCTACCGGCGACGCTAGGCAGGTAATTGTAAGCGTTTCGGTAGCCGTCGCGTTGCGTGTCCTATCAAATCCTCTTGGCGCTCGCTCTATGGGTTTGGGTGCCGCTAATGTTGTATTCGCCGGAAACGATGGAACCGTCGGGACAATTGCGCTAACTAGTGATGAACGTCGCAGTCTTAGGCGTTTGCGCTCTCCTGGCGGTTCTATCGTATCCGTGCCGATTCTAACATATGG